CATTTATTCTAATACCACTATATCTAATTTCTTTTCCTAATGGAGTTAGCTGGATGCGTTGGTCTAACCAATAATCACGCTTTTGAAATGTAATACATTCAGGAGGTAATGGAACAAACTCAATTGGTTTCTTTACTTTCATTTGACAAATGTAATACTTTAATTTGAATTACAAAATGTTTTCACGATTAAAATTCGATAAAGTGTAATTTTTTTTATTCATAACTGCTTTATATATTTTTTCTTCTATACCTCCTTTAGAAAATATCCAGTATATGTCATTTGATAATCTATCCATCGTGGTCATCCTATCACGAAATTGCCAATATGTAGTTGCAGAGAAATCAATATTTAAAGCCACTATATATTTAGCATTTTTTAAACTTATAGCTTCACGACCAACTGAAAATTGTAAAGCTATACATTTAAAAGTATTATTAAACTCATCTAAATCTTCTGTTAAATCACTTCCATAAATGCTTTTTAAGGCATTTAGTTCTTCCTTAAATTTATAGAAAATAGCAATCTTTTCATCAGCAAACTTCCATTTAATAAATTCTGCCTTTGAATAATCAAGTACCATCGATGTACCATCTTCAAATTTAATAGTTCCACTTGACAGTTGATGAACCTTCTGCATCAATTTAACGCCAGTATCTCCTAATATCAATCCACTTTTACCTTGCACAATTTTATCACGTTTTAATCGTTTAATAATATCATAAGTTATAGGTAACATTTCGCACTCTAATATATGTTCATTTACTTCGGATGTAAAGCCAGCTTGTGCTTGTGTAAAAGTTATAATATACGGTTGTATTTTCGGTAAAATTTTACTTTCAATACCATCCTTATAAACTTTAACTTTTGCATAACCTAAATTTTGTTCTGTAACATTAACGTAGTCATTCGCCCATTTGTAGAAGTTAGTGTAATGTTTGAATGGAGCAAAGTCATTAATCCAAAACTGATGAAATATTTGAGAATAGCTTTCAGGGGACATAGTTCCACTTAATGATATAGAAGGTATTTTATGAAATCTTTTCTTATATATTTTAGTAAACTTATTAATCTTTGGAAATGTTCCAAAAAGACCGTGAGATTCATCACATATAACTATGTCAAAATCGTTTCCTTCTATCTTGTGGATTGATTCTTTATTTATGATAGTTAAGTCATATTTATATCCAAAAGCATCATAATCTCCTTGAATAGAACTAAACGCTTTAATTTTTGTAATAAACAGAACTTTTTTAGCTCCATATAATTTACAAGTTTCAAGAGCTGTTAAAGTCTTACCTAAACGTACTTGCATATTTAAAAATACAAAACCACATTCTGATAGGATTTTAGTAGCTTCATTAGCTATGCGAACTTGATAATCACGAAGTTTTACCATTATATTGTGGATTTTTCTACTTTTACTATATACTTATCTTCTATTGAAGTATTTTTCTTTATATAATACCTATCGTTTAATTTAAACGCATCATATAGTTTATCATTGTAATTGGTATGTACTTTGTATTGATTGTCAGGATTAAATCTTGCATTAAACAGTAAACAATCTTCATTTCCTTCTTCTATTCCATCTTGCATACAAGAATTTCTATTAATCCATTCAAACAATCTACCTCTCTCATTATCAGTCAAAAAATTATAATGTACATCAATTACATCATCCCAAAACATTGCTCTTGCAATAGGTCTTGGAGGAATACACGCTTCAACTAAAAAACTAAACTCAAAGAAATCTATGTTAAATCTACTCATTACTCTATCAATTTATCAATGTTAATATTATGTTCATCAAGTATATCTGCTATTTCATCTCCCATAAAATCAACAACACTTGACCATTCAGGAGTATCGATATAACTTTCATATTTTCTAAACATCTTCTTACGCAATTGTAGTATATCAAATAAAGCACAAGCCATATCTAATGACTGATTTACTCTATTAAACTCCATTTGTTCTTCGGGTAAATTAAATTCTAATGTTGCTCTCATTTCTTTTTAAATTGTTCAAACCATTCGTTAAAACATTCTTTAGCTTCATCTGTATTATCTGTGACATACCTACATACATCATATCCTTCATTAAATGCTAATTTAATATCATCCTCACTATAACTTCTTTCTTGTTGCAATTTAGCACCATCTTTAAATATGATTTCCATAATTCTTGTTGACATTCTTTCAGCAACTTCTTTAGTTGTTTCTATCATTCTGTTCCTTTTTTTATTAAATAATACCATAGCCAAATTAATTTTGACCTTATGAACTCGTATGCTAATAATATTAATATGTATTTCATAATATCTCTATTTCTAATTTTACATTATACCAATATTTACTTCCAGTTTCTTTTATTAATTCGTCAACTGCTATTAACGCACATTGTTTTGAAAATTCCTTCATAGAAACTCCTCTTGTGAAATCTCTACCCAACTCATCAAATGAGTTTACTAACTGTATTGCTTTTAATTTTGGTGTCATATCTATTTGTTTTTGTAAATGTAATACTTTATTCTATTAATTAAAATTATTTAACATAAATTTGTATTTTCGGTCTGCCATATTTAAAACATTATTTCTTCTTCAGTTCCTTCTTCTCCAACCATAAACCACTTCATTCCATTGCTATTACCATCATCGTATTTAATGTCTCTAAACTGGCAATATTTCTGTATGAATATTTGGAATCGTTTGTGTGTTAATTTGAATTGAGCAAAATCGGGATAATCACGTTTGAAATTATCTAAATAAATCTGCTTATCTAATCGTATTCCTATCGGTAGGTTTTCGCTATCGGTACACCATTCGTTAAACTCAGGAGAGGTACTCGCAATAAACTTACGCAATTTAGTATTCTTACTATTTTGAGCAATCAATCCATAAGTAAAATAAGTCTGTAAGCACTCAACCATATAGTTGTCAAATCTGTGGAAATCATCCATCTCCCAATCATCAAACAATTGTCTGCCGAAATCTTGCTCAGGAGTTAATGACTTACCATAATATTGCGCTATCTCTAATTCGTGTCGTCTACGGTCTTGTGAGTGTCCATCTCCTTTGATTGCATAGTTAGTAGAGATTATTACTTTAGGAGATTCGTGTACATTCAACTTGATAGCATCTTTGTTTTTCTTCTCTAATGTAATTCCTTCTGTAATCAAACTAAAGTTATTCTCAAAGTCAAATCCTTTCTTAACATCATCAAATACGAGTACTTTGGTTTCTAACGATATGGTTTGGTACGAGAATTGTTTTTTACTATCGTACTGCTTACCATCTATAATGTCCGTTCTTCTAATCTGACCAATCCCTTGTACGAATAATCCTTTTCCAGTTCCTCCTTCGGGAGATTCTGATATGATTTCATCATTAAGGATTACAGCCTTGTTTTGAGAACGATTTTTATAATTTAATAGTAAGTAACCTATCGTGCATTTCATTGCATCAGAATCATTGTGGGATATGTTCTCGATGAATTTCTGATAGTCATTGTCAGTTGATTTTGTTTTTACCCAATTTCTATCCAATATCTGACTCTCCCAAATATATCCATCCATCTCAAAGTATTCCTTCAATTCTGTTTTGGTTTGAGTAATTTCTAAAATACCGTTTGAGAATGGAATATAACTTACATCTTTTAAATCCTTGAGCATCATTAGGTCAATCGTTTCTAACATTATCAAGTATTGTTCCGTAAACAAGTTATGATAAGTTGAACAGTAATTAAATACATCGATATGCTTTCCTTGAAGTAGGTAGGTAAGAACAAAATCCTTAATCCTTGATATTGATGATTCCTTTACTTTGTTCTCTTTTATGAATACAAACATTGGCTTATCTGAACCATTTGGGTAGTGTTTTGCAAATCCTTTTTCCTCTAAGAAAACTTTATACTTTAAAGAGTCAATCTTTACATTGTCCTTTTTATCTAAGTACCAAAAGTTATCGTTCTCACTTACTTCTTTTAAATCATCAAATGTATCTTCATCTATGTTATGGATTTTCATTACCTCTGCTTTACCTCTATGCAAGTCAAGTTTAATCCTATCAATCTTCTGATAATCCTCAAAGTATTTAGAATCGAATTGCCTTTTACGGTACGCAGACTTAATTGTATTCTTAGCTTCTTGCTCTGAAAACTCTCCAATTATTACATTGTTAAGTATATATCCCTCAGCAGTATATTGACTAACTCCATACTCACAAAACGCTCCAGCTAAATCAAACACAAACGCATTACGCTCTCCTTCATTAAATCCTTTACCCCAATTGAATTTCATTATCCTATCAATAATCTTATCCTCATCAGTTATTGGAACTAATGGCACACGTTCTGAAATAGTAAACCCCTCATCAACTAACTTTGCATCAAACATTTCAGCATCATAATTAACATATATATTCGGGTCATAAGACTCAAAACAAACTCTGTCCACATTGGAATTAGCAATGTCAAAATAATCAAAATCAAATTTCTTCTGAAATTCTTTGAAGTACTTTGGATGTGTTTCTTTAGTAGCAACTGGGATTTTTACAACTCCTTTTATACCATTCCCTGAAGGAGAAATGAACAATAATACGAAGTGTGGATTTTGCTTCAATAATTCAAAATGTTCGTTAATAACGTCATTATTGGGGTATTTGTCGTAATCTACAACCATTAGTCCCGAATGAGTAATTAATCCATTTGAATTTCTTTCGCTAAACTCTCCTGCAAATAAAATACAAGGCAGTTGTTTTTTTAAATCCTCTCCATTGCGGATGCGTTCGATTAGGTCTTTACTTTTACCTTCTTTTATTCGTGCCACAACCTTTTCGATTGGAACGATAAATGGAACTTCTTTTGACTTTAACAAGTCTTTAAATACTGATATTTTCATAATTATAATTTAAAAAGCCTTAACTCATTGGCGTCCACTCCATTCGTCAAGGCTTTTATGGCTATGCAACCAAATTTCTTAAAGCATTGTGGACGATATGCTATTGTTAGATAAACCCCATTTTTTAGGGTCTATTGTTCAGCGAAAGGTAATGTTCATTAACAATGAACAGCTGAAAAAAATGAACACATTGGCATTAATATAAGACTGAAGTCTTATTGGATGAAAAACCCTCTCCGAAAAGAGGGTAATCAAAAAAGACTAAATAGCTGTTCTTATGGGAAGCACAAATAGTACATTAAAACGGAACGTCTGCTTCAATCTCTGCTTCGACATCAATATCCTCTAAATCAACTTTAGCAAGATATGTTTTAAGATATGCTTCTAATTCATCAAACTTTGCATCAGCATCTCTTGCATCTAAATCTTCAATATCAGCACCGATTGTGAAGTTTGGTACGGAGAATACAACCTTACCTTTTTTACTCTCGGTAGCAGTTTTCACATTTACCCAAGTACGAGTAATGCTTTGTCTGTTTGCTTTTACAAACTCTCCCCATTGTTGGGTAGCAGAACCCTTCAACTGGATGTTAGCTAATGCACCATCTTCTAACATAATGTAGATAGACTTTGAGTAGTGTCCACCCGCATTTTTAACACGTTCTTTAATCTCATTGTACAATCCTTTTGCAATCTCTCCGCCTTTAAATGCCTTAACGGTCATCGGCTCTTTAGAAAGATACTTAACCTCATTCGAGAAAATACCTGAAGAACTTGCATCATTCCAACCTTTTACAGTTGACAATTCATCAAGGAAAACAAACTTAAATGGAAGTGGTACTTCAACATTTTTGCCTAATCCTTTGTCGTAATAAGAAAATCCTTTTTGGTCGGACTTCCAATCGAGAAACTTTGTTGCTGGATTTTTACTTCCTCCAGCGAATACTTGTGTTCTATTGCTCATAGCGATATAAATTTAATAAGAGGAATTATGATGCCCTCTCAATGCATCTTTGACAAATGTAATACTTTTTATTTGAATTACAAACTTTATTTAAGAAATATTTAACAATTCTTTTTGATATGATTTTGATGCTTCTAATTCATCAGTGAAAAGACCTAAATGTTTTAACTTTCCATTTAAAGTAATTCTAGAATTCCATTTATTAGCATTTTTATTCCAATAAACTCCTGTGTATTTAGAAGATGACTTTAAATGTTTCTTATTACAATTTTCTCTTGCAGTTACTAATTCTAAATTATTTAAATTATTATTAGTTTTATTAAAGTCTAAATGATTTACTACTAACTTGTAGCCACATCTTTTATGGTTTAAAAATGATTCTGCAACTAATTGATGTATATTTCTCATCTTAAAAACTCCATTAAGACTTAAATTTATTGATAAATATCCTTTAGAATCTTTAGAAGGCTTTAATACTCTCTCTTTATTGAATTTAAGGCTTTTAACATTACCTAAATTAGATACCTGATAAATTCCTTCGTAACCGATAACGTCTTTATATATCTCTACCATAATTCAAATATAACCATTATTAATTTGTCACCCAAATAAAATTGAAAGAAAATACAAAAAAAAGTATTTGGATGATATGTTCAGTATCTTCTTCTTCAATTTCCTCACTATTATATAACGCTCCGAGCATTATTCCCTTTATTGGAACTATTGTTATCTCTCCTTGATAATGGTAAATTAATTCCATTAAGAACCAAGCAACACCTATTATTGCAACTAATATTGTTATCATTTTTCTAATCGTATTAAGTTAATTTTCCTATAAACTTCGTTCACTAATTCTTTATTTACGCCCCTCTTGTGGTAAAATTCCATAATTCTTAAAACTCTCTGATAAGGACTGTACTTTCTTTTCATAAATATATATAAATTTTTGTTGTTCTTTTATTCCGTTGCAATTATCGTATATTAGATTTAACCCTATTCCATTATCTTCAGAAGCTAATTTTACAGATTCATATACCTTGCCATCACTTAATCTTTTTATTTTTCTAATAATAGAAACTTCACTTTCACTTTTCTTATTTGGAATTGGTAATCCACGCTTGATACATTCTAAGACTATGAAATCATAATCATCCCATTTTGGTCTTGGCTTATCCCATAACCGATGTTCTTTAACCCCAGCTTCTCGCAAGACTTTACTTATCTCGTGGTTTCTCATAATGATTTTATGTATTGTCCGTTAGTATTCATAAGCAAGACTATATCAAATTTTCTATCATATTCCTGTACAACATAATTAAGTATAGAATTTACATCGTTGTACATCTGAACGTACATCATAAGTTCGTTTCTACTCAATTCAGGTTTATGTTTGTACCCATCAAATTTTTCCTTGTAATATATGTATATTAGCTCGGTGGGGTTAGTCTGCTTTAATCTGATATAATCTTGCCTTGTCATCTTACAAATGTACGGTTAATTTTCCAGTTTTGCAACTAAGTTTGTGAATACCATTGTATTGACCGCAATGTTCGCATTTCATTTCCCAAAACTCATCACATTCTCCTTTTGAATTTATCGGTGGGGTAACGAAGTATGATTGTCTGTATTTGCTATCCATTGCAGTATATCTGTAACAGAACTCTCGTTTGTCACAATTAATTCCTGAACATTTTGTTATATCTGCCATCACAATAATTTTTTAGTTCCTATTTCGTATTTCTGTATAGGGTTGATTAGTTTCAGAAGTATAAATAATTGCTCTGCTTCGTGGTAATCAATTTTACCTGATTCATCTCCTTCTAATCCATTTCCAGTATCTTTAATTACCATTGCAATCTTGTTTTTTATATGGTCGTTCCATTGCTCTGCGTTGCTGAAATAAAGATTGTGATGTATCACATCTCCTTGAGTTAATTCTTCGTAATCATACTCGTGTATGTCATCTATAAAAATTTGTTGTTTCATTATAATCTACTTTTTATTGTTATACAATTATCGTTGTCTTTCCAGTCTTTTAATACTTTAGTAAAATATTCGTAACTAATCCCCAATTCATCAGCAGTTGTTTTTTTAGTCTGATTGGGAAACATTAAATGATAATCTATTATTTTTAACTTTTTTATTTCAGTAGGAAAAAATCTTGTAGGCTTATGACCTATTAATACTTCAATTTTATTGTTATAATAATGTGTATTACCAATCTTTTTCTTTGATTCTATATTATATCTTTTTAATCTTTTATATAAAATCTCAATAGGAATGTCACGCTTTTTACTAATTTCTTTTATGGTTATCATTTCTGTAATTTGCTATTGATTTTATCGATGTAGTCCTCCTTAATAGCTATTGCTTCCTCAAGTCTTTCTTTAATAAGACTAATCATTTCCTCATCTCTTTTCACTTCAATTGTGTGATGAAATTCCTCGCCATCAATGATACAGTAATTAAAGAAATACGCCTTGTCAGAATTACTACATAACATCTGCATCTGCATCTGAGCATAGTATTCCTTATCGATATTCTCATCAGCTACAATCTTAAAGAACTTTGTTGCTCGTGGACACTTAATCTCAAGTATTGCATCTTTTCCTACAACGCCATCGGGTGACGCTCCTGCGTGTTGTCCATAAGGAAACATAAATGATTCAGTTGCTTCAGGATGAAACTCTTGGAACTTCTTGAATGCGTGTGGTTCTAATTCTACGCCCCTTGCCATATCTGCCCCACGATAACTATCTTCGACCTGACCGTATAACTGCTCTATTGCTTTTTCAATAGCGTAAGATTTTCCAGTTTCTCCTAATCCACGAACTCCTAAAAGTTTATGAATTTCTGATGCGGTAAACTTACCATATCTGTCTTTAAACCATTCGTTGCTACGCTGGGTAGCACTCAATTCTTGAGCGTTAGTTCCCTCGTAGGCATTGGTTGCCTCGTTGGTATGATTCATTGTGTATTGTTCGCTATACTGTAATGCTTGATGTCTATTGCTCATTTGTTTTTTATTTTCCAAATCCCTACTAAATTACTACTATGTTTTTTAGGCATTATATAAAATCTAAAGTGACCTACTTCGTTTAAGTTACTCCAATTGTACACTTCTATAAATGAACCGTTGCCTATTACTTGATTAACCTTATATCCTTCTTTCATTTCTTAATTCTTTCATAAGCGTTACACATTTTCTCGTTGTCGTGGTAATGTATGGATTGTACTGTTTTTCTCATCCATTTGTCAAATCTTTTTATCTCTTTCATTATAAGTATTGTGATAGGATTATTTGTTTATCTAATTGTTCTTCTGATGATAACGAACCAAAGGTAATAAAATTTGCTTCAATTTTAGCTAATTCTTTTAAATGATTTGTAGCAATATCTAATCTTCTTTGTTGGCTATTCATTATTAATTCTAATGATTCTATCTGTTGTAGGATTACTTCTTCCATTATAGTCTTGATATTTCTAAGGTTAATTTTCTTTTTAATTTAGTTAATTCTACTTCAAATCCTTCGTGAAGATTTCCAAAAATACTTCTTTCTTGCTCTATCTCATTGATTCTTTTATTAATTCTATCAATTGTTCCAGCAATACCATTAATTTCTTCAATCAACGAATTTAAAATATCATCGTTGTACTCTGTTTCTGCATAATCAATAAGATTTTCTAATGCAGTTCCTAATTCTTCCATAATTAATTTATTAAAGTCTGCCACAAATTTGTTTCCTTGACTTCGAGTACAAATCTATATAAGTTATATTAATCCACAAAATAATTTAGAGAACTTTAACACAAAAGTGCTGTTTTGTAGGAAAAAAGTATTGAAAAGTGCCATATTTCAATTTTTAATAAAAAAAAAGTGCGTTTTTATA